GAACTTTGGTGTAAGAATGATCACCAAAATAGGGATTTTGACGACTATCACGCAGCCTTTGACTGTATGATAGACCCCGTAAATCGGAGGTACCTCTCTGAAGACTATGCATTCTGTCGTCGCTGGCAACAAGCTGATGGTAAAATCTATGCAGATGTGAATACAACCCTAGGTCACGTTGGGAATTTACCCTTCAGTGGGTGCCTCAATGACAGGCTTAAGGTTTAGAGGCTAAAATAATGTATGAATTTTGTCACCATCATTGTCACCAGGTCAAAGTCTTGTAGTGTGAAGACACTCCATTCTATTCTTAGACTTAATATTCACTGTCTCCAAAAAAATATCAATAATGAAATTGTATTTGTAAATGACGATCCATATGATAAAGCTGAGATGATTCAAAAGCAAATGAAGAAATGTGATCGTATTATTTTCATAGATTTTGGTATCGGTGTAGATAATGATTCATTAGACCAATGTTTTCAACCACATGAGGGGGTCGGGTGCCTAGTATTCCCAGGTGTAAAGGAAGGTGTAGACTGGGAACTTTTCAAAACCAAAGTTAGAAGTGACTGCAATGAACCTGTTAGTCAGATGGGTCTACACTTTGATACCTCTGTGGGTAAAAAGATTTCTGAAAACATCTACAATGTAACCCAAACTTCTTCACGTTGTTGGATGATGAATACTAAGAATGTGATTAAGACTATAAAGGATAAAAAGTCTGGGTCTTGGAAAATTACCCCAAAAATGTTTGAAAAATTCAAAGAATGTGGAACGAGGATTTATGCATTTTCAGCATCTAAGTTAACTCTAACTTACACACATGAATGTATAAGTAACATCTTAAACGCCGCCGGTGTAAAAGTCAGTTAAAGTTATATACACACATAAAAATATGTCTATCGGTAATAATTCACCACTTTACAAACACGTCGTGAATTATATCCACACCTGTTGGAAGAGTAAGGACTACTTCCCGGGACCCCAACCCATATCAATTGAACGTCGACACTTTCCCATTCTCAAGGGTGCAGAATATCTAGTGTGTGAGAAGACGGATGGTGAGAGATATATGATGGTTGCCCTCATGTTCCAAGGTAAAAAGAAATGTCTCTTTGTCAATCGCTCGTTCAATATGTTTGAAGTCCCAATCAACCTGAAAAAGGTGGCCTATGAGGGAACCATTCTCGACGGTGAACTTTACGAGAATACCCTCATGGTCTATGACGCAGTTTTCGCCAATGGTGAACCAGTTTGGGATTTGAATCTAATATTGAGACTGGAAGCATGTAAGATTGTAACCGGGTCTATAATCTATATGAAAAGTGATAGATACCGTCTCAAGGTGAAGACGTTTCATCAAATGAGGGACTACGATAAGTTCTTGGACGTGTACCTCCCCACCGTTACTCAACGCATCGATGGACTCGTTTTCACTCCAGTTAACGAACCTGTGAGGATTGGTACCCACGAGACGATGTTCAAGTGGAAACCAAAGGAGAAGAATACTGTAGACTTTCTCATGAAGAAGGAACCTTCATGGGAAGTACCAGGCACTGTTGGTGGTCCCTTAGCGTGGAGACTCTATGTACAGGAAAAGGGGAAGCTCGTTTTTGAATCTGAAGTTGCAATGGACTTGATGAATGAACCATGGTTTGAGGAAGGGGCCATCGTTGAATGTGAATTTGTGGACGATGGAAAGCGTATGTGGTGGAGACCCCTAAAGAGGAGGATGGATAAGACGCACCCCAATGGTAGAAGGACATTCTACCGAACGATTGTCAATATTAGGGAGGACATCAAGATTCAGGAGTTTTTAGATTGTAAACCATAAAGTAGAACCCAGCCTCTTCAGGTAATGGACAGATTTTAATATCATGATCGTTTATAAAATGCCACTTGTTTATACACTTTACAAATGATACGTAGTGTCCATCATTTTGATCACCTTCGTGAAGTGCAGTCGCCACGAGATTATATTCAAATGAATCGATAATAATAGTCTCTATAATTTTGATGTTGCTCTTGGTGTCAAATGAAATCATCAAAACTTGGGGAAGCTCCGAAAAGCGGGATCGCGTCGTAGCCACGTTATGCACTTTACCCCCAGTGTCCTCAAAGTTTTCTAGTACATTCCAATCCATACTCTTCGTTAGCATCTCCCCCAACTCGTTACCATCGGAAGTCACCAAATGAACACTGAAGGGTTCTTCACTCGTTGACTTGCCACCGGGCCAAATAGTTTCTTGAACCTTCTTACCGTAAAACCATGGTTTAATGAACGGTTGCGAACGTTCAAGGATGTCTATGATGCATAGGATTGCTTCCTGGACATCGTGTTGCTCCCTAGATTTAAAACGTGGGAACTCTTCTCGGAATCTAGCTAGGAGTGTTGAGAGAGATAGTTCTGGACGACCACTCGTCCAATAGACTGTGACAAATTTAGAATATACTTGGGTAAATCTACATTCTCCTTCGTATGGGTTTTTCAAAAAGTAGTTTGTGAGAACTGGTGTATGTAGAAGGCATTGAACAGCTGTATTAAAATAACAGGTGTTCCCAAGGTTGGTAAAACCCTTCATTACATTTTATCGATAAAAAAGGCTTAAGTAAATGACGCAAAGTATATTTGTTAAGTAAAAATCACAATGGATATTAAGCACATCACCGATACCATCCTCCCCTCCTTCGAGGCCCTCAAGGCCGAAGAGAACATCGAGGTTGAGATTCGCCTCGGAAAGCATAATGGTTCCCTCTTCGACACTAATGTTGGAAAGGAGACCTGGGAACGCGTACTAAAAGGACTGAAGAACTACGATGGGTGGGAGTCCACTGACTATACAGAGTCTGACGTGTACTATAACGATAACAGCAACGTACGGATCACTTCCAATGAAGACACGGGGGAGCAGACAATGATCCAAAAGATCAGTGTCGTCAAGGAGGACTTCAAATGCGATCCCCTCGATGTGAGGATGTGCATCGCTCGGGAGATCCCCACCTCTGGGGAGTACGAGATGGATAGGAAGAGGACGAAGACCCGCCACTCCTTCGTGCGCAAGAACTTGAGTATCGATATGACCATCTCTTCGGGGGACAACGTCGACATGGACTCGGAGGAGGAGGCCTCTTACCAAATTGAACTTGAGATTGTGAAGCCCGGGGAGGTAGATTCCGTCTACAAGTTGTTCAACATCATCAACAAGGTGGCGGACCTCGTGAAAATTATGTAAGCTATAGTAATATGCTTTACCTCGTAGCGGGTGTAATTGTTCTAGCCCTAATGTATGATAAAACCGTCAAGTCGGAGGAGGTGGATGTTTCTAAAAACTTCCACATGAGCCAAGGTATGTCTAAGAAGATGTACAATCGGATGAGGGGGGACGGGGTTTCCGGTCAGGAGTTAAAAAAGTTCGTGCAATTGGAGGATAGGTTTCTCCAAGTTGAACGAAATTCAGTGTGTTCGGGGATGCCCCGCTTCATAGATGCCCTTACGCTTTCAGATTTAATAAAACGAACGTTCCCAAAGTATGATTTTTCCTATCACACGATACATCTCAAACAAACTGCGGAACCTGAAAAGATTATAAACAAGAGCATAAAGTGCTGATCATCTTCTTGTGCTTCGGGCTATCAATTCTGGTATAATTGTCCAGAATATACATAATCAATCTATTATCATCCTTCCTGTAATAGTCGTTAAACTCTATTTCAAGTAGGCTCTTATGTTCTTTACCGTTTCTCCCAATTCTAATATAGTCGGCTGCCACGTAGATTATGCCATCTAGAAATTCCTCCCTAGCCATCTCCATCCAGGAGTTTGTACGGGTCCCCCATGTCCGTGTATCATCATTTACCCGGACACCGTGATTATACTTTCTCAACCCTAGTTCCAGCCGGGAAAGAAGTTCTTCCGCGGGCGGCTTTGGCGACAGTGTTCCACTTCTTTCGTGCATTATTTACATTCATATTAGCTCTAAACTTTAACCAATATTTTCTATAGTCGTCCAATTTCTTTTTGGTTGGGGGGTTCTTTTGGTTCATGGCGTAGTTTGCAACCGCGCGACGATATGAACTTTTCAAATTATAGGCGATACCCGTAACGTTTGCGGTGTTCATGTAAAACTTTTTTTCGAGTTCCCTCTTTCTCTGCATTTTCCACTGAGAAACCATATTCTTTTTGATGGCATCGACATCCTTCTTGAAAGGTACACCCTTTTTGTTTACCTTTGAAATAGAGTTTATTTCCTTCTTAACATTCCTTACATCTTGGTTCAGGGAAGGTTTATATCTCTTCATCCATTTGTCCCCATAAAGTTTGGTGAGATCCTTTCGGATAGAGTTATCATTGAGTCGTCTCTTCCTAAGAGCATTTTGTTGAATCATAGTCCGCTCTAAATTTGCCGCAAAGTTATTATTGTTATTATTGTTGCTATTTGGGGACTTTGGCTTTGGTTTTGGCTTAGCCAGTTCATTCCGAGCCTTTTCAATCTTCTTACATATAGAAACTTTGGTTTCTTTAGGGTCTATGGCTATGTTTAGAATAGTCGCGACACGGACAAGTTCCTTTTTTGGATAATCGATGCACGTTTTTTTACCAACGCGGAATTTAGAACCTGTACCCGCGAGACGTACATTTTTACCATTGTTCTTAAATGTGACGTTCTTTTTGTTATTTTTGGCTTCGATCTTCTTACATATCTCCACCTTCGACGTTTTCTTGGTTATGTCTACGATACCCATCTTTTTGGCCATGTCTAGGAGTTCAGCCTTTTTAAGACTCACGCATTTTTTTGCACCAATCATGAACACGAGGGCGCGGGCTTGACGCCCGCGTGGTTTGGTCGCTTTGGTGGGTCGAACACGGGGCACTGTGATTTTCGTCGTCGTCTTTTGAGCCTTTTTGGGGAATACACCTGTCACATTGATGAGTCTATTTCGATATAAAATCTGGATAAGTTCCCCACCCGCATTGTAGGCCTCCATCATGTCATTGGGATTCTTAGCTCCCGAAATCTGTATGTTTCCAGATTTGGACAGAATGAACTTATGATTCTTGAATGTCATGTACAAGAAGGGAGCCAATTCGGGTTCGTAGGAAACGTAGGATATTTCATACTTATTTTGAAGTCTTGCGACTTTCACCATGTCCGTGATTATACCGTTGAACATAAAGGTTCCACTGAGATTGTTATACTCAAATGGATTGTACAAGAATTGTTGTTTTTCTGTGTATTTGTCTATTACGAAATTTCGAATAAGCTCAGCTTGATTGGAAATATCACTTCCAACGAAGCCCCCTGAAAACCGAATCTTACCGTTGTTATAGATGTTCACGGTGCCTCCCTTAGATTCCACATCATTAGAGATTTTCAATTTGATTTGGACAGTAGAAAAGTTCAGGTTTATATTTCCCTTTGGTCCGTAATTTTTCGTGTGAGAAAACCCAGTCTTAAACTGACCGTACACACCGCGAAGGTCTTCGGTGTCTACATAAAGACCTTCACCAATGGGAGTTCGACCAACTGGTGGTCGCATAAGTATGGATTTAAGATCTACACGATTACCTGGTCCAAAATTCCTGTTTACTGTGGCATTAAACATGCCTAAATTTAACTTACTCAAAGTGACGGGCACCACTTCTGGCGCACCCACCTCATTCAAAAAATTTTTCATTCTATTTTCGTTATTCATAAATTCGGAAAATTCACCATATTTGGTATCGTTTACAATATTTCTTTCTAGACGGGGAGGGAAAGAAGTATTACTTGGTGTGATCTCAACACCAGAACTTCGTATAAATTCCCTGGCCTGTTGGCTCATATTACTATTGGTGAGTATTTTTTTTTAAAAGTTGTCTGAGAACTCCACAGCGTCTTCGGAGATCACATCCAACCCATATATAATTGGCTGCTTGGGGTAGGTCCTACCCTTGTAGGTTACAACTTCCTCCCTGACTTCAATTTCCCTAGAACTGAACGGACCGGCGTAAAAGTCCTGGTTGAACTTGGGCTTCCCGAGGTTGTTGGCTTGGCAGTGTTGATTGAACACCACTATAAACATCTTCTGTGGGACGAATAGGTCTGCACCAAAGTTGACATTTGTAGACTCTAGGAAGTTCGTCAGGGTACTCGCAACCATCGCCACCTGTTTCTGTATCTTCTTGAAGTATTCTGGTACCACATTCCAAATGTCTTTGTCGTTATACTTTTTGGAATAGTCGTGGTAGGCCCTAATGCACTTGTACAAAATAATGGGTAACTCCTTGTCAAGCTTCTTGTCCAACTGGGGGTCTGCATCCTGAACCTGTTTACTGAAGTTCCAGGGTAGAATGCGGCGGAGAACAGAACCGGAGTTATCCTTCCAGTTTGGGACTTCGTTACCACCCAAGACCCCTGGGACTTTCCACTCAAACGACATGGCAGTCTTATTCTTCACCGCGATGGAAACATCTTCCCCCGAAACGATGGACTGGAACTCCGCCTGTTCTAGGGATAGGTCACCTTTGACCTCTGGGGCGATGAACATGAAGGAGTCCTTGATCGCCGAGAGTCCAAACTTCTTCTCGATGTTGTTCGAGAGGGTCCCAACGTCTTCACTCTCGTAGAACTTCTTGAACACCTTGGTGATGAGGGTGGACTTTCCGGATCTCGCGATACCCTTGAAGAATGGGATAACCTGCCACGAATCCATATCGTTCACATCGAAGCAGAGCCGACCACCCATGACATAGGCCCAATTGCAAACTTCCTCCTCAAATTTCTGGTACCTCAGTACACTATCAAAGTAGGGGGTTGGGATGTCCTGCCACCTTTCGATGTCCGGGAAGTCGTCAAACTGCTGGTCAAAGTACTTACACGCCACAATGGTGGGGTCGAGGCACATAAACTCCTTACTCTTGTAGGGATAGAACCGACAATCGTATACATCTTCCGCGATGTATTGTTTACCAACGAATACACCGTTTCTGAAGGACCAAACGTGTCGTCTCTTCTCGATCTGCGGAAATTGGTGATCGACACACTTTGATACATTTTCAATTACATCCCTAAATACTGAACCTCTACTCGTGAAGTTTTTCCAGTTGTTGAAGTCGTCATCCTTCTGTGAGAGGGAGTGTACAAAGTCCTCGATAGTAAACTTTGGATTCCATGCACGCGTTCGAAACCCTTCGATGGTCTTAATTTCTTCACAACAAAATCCCTTGTATCTCCGGTATCCAGACTTATAGGTTTGGTCGAGGGTGTAGAGTAAACATTTCTGAAATGGGGTGGCACTTTCAATCTCGTCTTCATCCATAGTGGAGGGATCTGCACTTGTGACAATTTGGGGCATCGCAGTGGGGTTGATGACACGTTCAAAGGATGTATAATGCCGTCGGATATTTTCATACCCATCATTTACCTGTTTGAAAATATTATTGACCCTTTTAATGATGGGAACTTCGATGTCGTCCGATTCTTTTTTGTGAATCTTAATTTCCCTGATATAATTCTTCAGGTCAGAAAGAAACCGTCGGTGCCTGTTTTTGATGTCTTTGATCGCGAGTATATCTATCCTCGAGGGATCTGGGTTCCCTTCAAGACTGAAATTATCGGGGTGAATGAATTGTCTATACCCCAACTCACGGGCGTTCCTGTAATCACCCGTCCTCAGATCCCATCGAAATTCTAGGGAATCAACGGTCCTATATATTTGTTCCAAGTTCATCGAACGGATTTGTTGCTTATGAAGTTCCGCCAAAGCCTCATAAGTGTTGGGTTCCTTGTCGATGAAGTGGGTTTCTTCCATTTATATTTACAGTGTTTTATTCCTTAAGCAGTTTGAAGTTTACTCAAAATCTTTATGAGTATTTTATTTTGGTTTTGTAGTTGGATACCAATGTTGACTAGGGCTGTACATACTGTATCCCCCTCTGGGGTAGCGAGTAGAGAACCCATAAATTCCACCATATCAATTCCCTCCTCTATTTCTTGATCTTCAAAAAGATCCTCTTCTGTTTCTGTGTCGGAAATAATTTCTCCCTCTTCGATCTCAATTTCTTCTTCAGGCTGGGACGACATTTAAACTTGACTGAGAAAAATTGAATCGCGAAATTTCGCAGAATTATTTTCTCTGCCTATAGTACAACAACTCTCAAAATGGCCGGTGGTCTCATGCAACTCGTAGCGTACGGTGCCCAGGATGTCTACCTTACTGGTAACCCTGAGGTGACCTTCTTCCAGGCGAAATACAAGCGCCACACCAACTTCGCGATGGAGAACATCGAGCAGACCGTCAACGGTACTGCCGCGAACTCCGGTCGCGTGTCTGTCACTGTTGCGCGCAACGGTGATCTCGTCGGTGACATGTACATCGAACTCGAGTCGGCTATCGCGGCTACCAAGACTGCTGATGCGGGTGACTGCAACTTCGTCGCGGAGCGTGCCATCAACAACGTTGAGCTTTCCATTGGTGGTCAGCGCATCGACAAGCACTACCAGAAGTGGTGGCGCATGTACTCCGAGCTTTACTTGGACGAGTCCAAGAAGGCCACTTGGGGTAAGATGACCACTGCCGCGGATACCGGTGTCGGCACTGGTGCGGTGTACCTCCCCCTCGTCTTCTTCTTCAACCGCAACCCCGGTCTCTACCTCCCCCTCATCGCCCTCCAGTACCACGAGGTCCGCATCGACTTCGACCTCGCGTCCGACATGGAGACCTTCCTCAACAAGTCCGTCTTCAAGGTGTGGGCGAACTACATCTACCTCGACACCGAGGAGCGTCGCCGCTTCGCGCAGAAGGGTCACGAGTACCTCATCGAGCAGGTCCAGCACACCGGCACCGACACCGTCACCTCTGCGGCGACAAAGCAGGTCCGCCTCTCCTACAACCACCCAGTGGCGAGTAGGGAACCCATAAATTCCACCATATCAATTCCCTCCTCTATTTCTTGATCTTCAAAAAGATCCTCTTCTGTTTCTGTGTCGGAAATAATTTCTCCCTCTTCGATCTCAATTTCTTCTTCAGGCTGGGACGACATTTAAACTTGACTGAGAAAAATTGAATCGCGAAATTTCGCAGAATTATTTTCTCTGCCTATAGTACAACAACTCTCAAAATGGCCGGTGGTCTCATGCAACTCGTAGCGTACGGCGCCCAGGATGTCTACCTTACCGGTAACCCTGAGGTGACCTTCTTCCAGGCGAAATACAAGCGCCACACCAACTTCGCGATGGAGAACATCGAGCAGACCGTCAACGGTACTGCCGCGAACTCCGGTCGCGTGTCTGTCACTGTTGCGCGCAACGGTGATCTCGTCGGTGACATGTACATCGAACTCGAGTCGGCTATCGCGGCTACCAAGACTGCTGATGCGGGTGACTGCAACTTCGTCGCGGAGCGTGCCATCAACAACGTTGAGCTTTCCATTGGTGGTCAGCGCATCGACAAGCACTACCAGAAGTGGTGGCGCATGTACTCCGAGCTTTACTTGGACGAGTCCAAGAAGGCCACTTGGGGTAAGATGACCACTGCCGCGGATACCGGTGTCGGCACTGGTGCGGTGTACCTCCCCCTCGTCTTCTTCTTCAACCGCAACCCCGGTCTCTACCTCCCCCTCATCGCCCTCCAGTACCACGAGGTCCGCATCGACTTCGACCTCGCGTCCGACATGGAGACCTTCCTCAACAAGTCCGTCTTCAAGGTGTGGGCGAACTACATCTACCTCGACACCGAGGAGCGTCGCCGCTTCGCGCAGAAGGGTCACGAGTACCTCATCGAGCAGGTCCAGCACACCGGCACCGACACCGTCACCTCTGCGGCGACAAAGCAGGTCCGCCTCTCCTACAACCACCCAGTCAAGGAGCTCGTCTGGTGCTTCTCCAACACCGCGTCCAAGAACTCCCTCTGGAACTTCACCACTGCGTCTGTTGCCTCCAACATCGTCCTCGAGTCTAACCAGACTGCCATCGAGACGTCGAACGCCTTCGTGCCCACCGCCCTCGCGGGTGCCCCCATGGTGCAGGTCGGTACCGGTGGTGGTAACACCGCCTTCACTGAGGAGGCGGTGGGTCCCCTCGACACCTTCAAGCTTGTCCTCAACGGCCAAGACCGCTTCAAGGAGCAGAAGGGTAAGTACTTCAACCAGGTGCAGTCTTACAACCACCACACTGGCTCTCCTTACCCAGGCATCTACTCTTACTCCTTCGCTCTTAAGCCAGAGGAGCACCAGCCAACTGGTACCTGCAACTTCTCGCGCATCGACAACGCGCAGGTTGCGGTCAAGATGAACACCGCGAACGATGCGACCTCCATGCACATGTTCGCGACCAACTACAACGTCCTCCGCATCCAATCGGGTATGGGTGGCCTCGCGTTCTCCAACTAAATTGCTTACCGCATTTTAGTAAATAATTAAATAAAACTTCATTTTTAAAATGCACAGTACCAATGCTGTTTAAAAATGATTAGCACGCCTAAGTTGACCTATATTTTTTTTATTGAAATATCATGATAGCTGTAGGTCAAACCTACGCCATCGGAAGACAACGCACCTATCGACAACGGAAAAAAGCTGAGAAAAAACCATGTATGGAGAACGTAGATGCACTTTCATGTGCAATCCGTCATACAAGATGTTTGGGGTGTCCGTATAATAACTTTTTTAGACCCGATAGGCCCTCGTTTTCATCTAAGGTGAAGGATAAACAAGGGGACGAGTTAAAAAAGAAAGACAATAAGTAAGTATGTACGAAATATACACGGATGGAAGTTGCCTGGGGAACCCTGGTCGCGGTGGTTGGGCTGCTATTGGGGAGGGTATGAAACTTGGCGGTAATCTGAGGGACACCACCAATAATGTAATGGAAATGACTGCTGTCGTAAAGGCTCTCGAAAAGTGTCTGGAATTGGGAATCCTTTCGGTGCGTATTTTTACGGACAGCAACTATGTGAAACAGGGAATCACCACGTGGATAAAAAACTGGAAACGGAATGGGTGGAAGACTGCGTCAGGGACGCCTGTAAAAAACAAGGAACTTTGGATTCAACTCGACGTTTTGACCCATAAAATGGAAATCGTCGAATGGAAGTGGGTCAAGGCCCATAATGGAAATCCCCAGAACGAGGCGGTTGATGCCTATGCGAGGGAGTGCGCAAATATTCTCAGCACTTAGTATATATGGGTGAAGAGGATGTGCCCCATTGTTGGTGTGACAAACAGGAGAAGCTCTTAGTCAAATGGGCAGAAAAGGCGGCTGGATACCGCTGGCTTCACAATCACGCTAGATTGTATTACAAGAAGCACAATGATATGATGGCGTACCCCAATATAATCATAGCGAGTCTGACCGGTGTGGGTGGTTTTGCTGTTTTAAATCCAAATGCTACCGTCGAAGATACAGCTACACAGAGAAGAATCGTAATATTTCAATACATCTTCGCATTCTTAAATGTAATTGGTGGTATTCTCGCGTCAATAAGTAAGTTTAGCCAAAGTCAGCAATTGACAGAGTCACATTCACTCATGTGCATTCAATATTCTAAATTTTATAGAAATATTGACATGGAACTTTCTCTAGAGAAGGAGCATCGGGTAGATGTAATCGAATTTGTTTCAAAGGCTCGGGAAGAATATGACCGCCTATTAGATGATGCCCCCGACATCCCATCTATTTCGATACACGCGTTCAATGAAGAGTTTCCAGACAAGGAACATAAACCAGATGTATGTAACGGTTTAAGCATCATACTATGTGACACACCCACACGGGGTGCGAGTACTAGTGTGAATGTGGGTGGTCGATGGTTTGCAAAACAGAAGAGAAAAAGCATGGACATTGGATTGAAAGAAATAAATATTCAATAATACTATAATGACACCAACTGATAAATTTAGAATTATTATAACTGTCGCATTGTTGTATGGGTTTATTTATAGTATGTTGGATCCGTCAGAGTTTGGCTTCAGGACAGCCATCGATCCATACTATTTTTCATTTACAACGATGAGTAGTGTGGGTTACGGTGACTTGAGTCCCAAGACCGTTCGTGCGAAGATGTTGGTAATGACTCAACAGGCGTTCATTTTCGGTGAACTCTTAAAGTTATTATTTAAACAAAAAATTAAGTAACTTAGAGATTTTTCTATACACTATGTAAATGAACACAGGAATCCTGATCGCTGGTGGAGTGTGTCCGGGTGTTCATAACCTCGTACATGATCTCACTCTTTATGAAAAGTCTCAAGGAAATCATGTATTCGGATTTAGACATGTAAATGACCGTTCTGAGATGCCAACACTTTCACGTCAAACAATGAAACTCGAAATGGCTGTACATACTTTAAAAGATGTAGATCGTCTTTACTGTCTGTGTGGAAATAGGTCTATGGAAAACGCTGCTTTACTCGCTCTCGATGATAGAGTCAAAACAAACATCATCGGGATAGCGAAGACGATGTTTGACGATTTTCCGGGATTAGAAGCTATTGGTTCCCGGACAGCTGCGTTAGAATTTGAAAATAACATGGAAGATGCATACCGCAAAGCTGCGTCCGAACATTCTATTATTTTTTTTGAAATGCCAAGTGAAAAAATGATGACGCGTAAAATTTACAACCGGGTCACTGACATTGTTAATGGGTTGACTGTAAATAAAATTTCCATGCATCAAATAAAAAACAATTATGAGACATACGGATTTGCCTTGGTTCTTGTCACAGGAACAGATAGATATTGGGACATCGTTGAGTATTTACAGCAAAACACGGATACTTCTGTAAGTGTCATGAGTCCGGCGTTTGAGGCATACGATGTTCAGCCATGTCTCTACGATAAGATTTTATCAGAGCGCGTAGCTCGAGAAGCATTTGAAGGTGCTCAAATATATTCCAACTTTATCATTGGCGGAGGTGGCATTATGAAATTTGAGGAATATCTTGACATAGTATAGGTATGTTCAGAGAAATGTTTAAGGATCCCAAGTTCGTGGGTGCCCAAACATCTCCACCCAACAACGTTATCGTGTTAACAGAGGATGGGGTGGAACAATACACTACACAAGAGTTTGTGTTTAAATCGGAAGCTATAATAGATAAACAATCAAAGGAAGTTAAAGGTACCCCACGAGGTAAAGAAAAGATAGTCCAGCTCTTCATCGAACCAACCATTCGAAAGAAGGGAAGGTTCACTGTCACGATGTATGAGTTTTGATCCAATAGCTCAGTTGGTTAGAGCGTGGTGCTTATACACCGTATGTTTAAGTGGAGTCACATCCACATAAGGCACGCCAAGGTCACGGGTTCGAGCCCCGTTTGGATCATTTTTACATATGTGTCCCATATGTAAAAATGTTTTGAGACCCTAAGTCAATTATAAAATAGGCAAAATATAATGACACTCACGCGTCTTCTTGTGAAGGAAGAAGAGTCTACTAACGGAAAAATCGTCAGCGAGGAAGACGCGAAGGAGGAGGGGGAACCGGAAGTTTCTTCTGCTCTCCGCAGTTATGACTATGCACTACAAAATTCGGATTAAGGACAGTACCACCCCAGGAGATTTGGATTCTCTGTTTACCCATGCGTGGTCATACGAAAGACCAGTTCAATTTTCATTTGACGTCACTGAATGTAAACGAATATCACTTGGACGTATCCTTTCTATGAAGGGGGTTCTAGATACACACCGCTCAAATTCTAAAAAATACATAGAACATACGAATGTATATGTAAAGTCGCGGATGACTAAGACACTTTTAAATATAGGACTTTCTATAATTAAAACTGAAAAACCTGTTCATATATTCTTAAAGAAAACCTAAGTGGATACCATTCATCGATAAAACCACACTACAAACATGCAAACATACGCCCACTCCAGAGTTCACAAAGTTCATTTCCGTCAAGATGGGGAAGAATGTTTCGCTCCGTGGCTTGAAAGTGATCGTCGCAAACGTGGAATTAAACGGATGAACAAGAGACCCACTCTACAGGAACTACATAGGTTTATTTTCCAGGCTTTGGATACGAAGACTGGGTTAACCATATTTAAACCTTACATCGTGACTGAATCACATGGATCGTCTTTTAAAAAATATTCATTTTGTGGGGTGGGTGGGTACTACGACGGCTTGGTTTTGAATTTATATGCTCCTAACACCAGTGCCGAAGTTATCATGTCTAATATAAAAAAGGCCTTAAACCACATCTACGATAAAATTACCATTCAGATTGAACACAGAACTGGTGAAATTGAGAGCCTCACTAACAGGGGGGAGTCGAGCACGGTTAATCAGCACGGTGCTACACACACCCGATGGAGTTGATGCTAATACCCCCGTTTCAGATGTGCGGGTGTGAGAGTTGGGTATTGTCTTGAAAAGAATTCTTTCCGTCCATGATGGCTGTGACCTATAAGACTTCTGTGACTTCTGTCTATAGTTAGATAGCCCCGAAGATCCTTGTAATAAACTCTCGCACCTCTGGCGATAATGTCCTCGTGTTTCATGTCAATGTGGTTATCCATTGGTAGGAAATATTTTTTGTACTTTCTCATATTGTCAACGTTTATAAGATAACATTTTGTACTTGATATCCAACTAACCCTTTCGAGACTCCCTTCTTTTTGAACTGGAAGTCTTGACAGGCAGTGAAAAAAACACATTTCAAAATCGTCACCCTTCTCATTTATAACCTTTTGTATTTCGTCATATAAACGATGGGACTTTACCACCACGTTATCTTCAAATATGACTGCGTATTTTAAATTTTGACTGAAGCACCGTTCATAAAATTCCATGTGTCCCATAAAGCATCCAATGGCACCCAAATTGAAATACGTTATGTCTGGCCTCCGCACCGTTGGGTCGTAATGCATTTCAACAGCTTTCTCAAAATACTCTGGTTCTATAACATCTTGGTATTCTCTCGCAATTCTGACATTTCGGGTGTCTGGTCCATAAATGATTTCTACGGGTACCTCACTATTATGACTTTTTAAAAAACGATTGTGTCGTTTCTCTTCATTTTTGAGAGTTAGCAGAAAACATTTGTAATTGTAGTGTGATCTCCCACTCACTTTGGCGTTTATATTGATTACAATTATAACAAATATAATTGATAGTAATATAAACAATGATGTCATACCTACTTAAAAGTTAGAAAATAAATAAGAGCATGGATACAGACACCTTCGTCAATTGGATTGGTCTGGTGAGCGCTATACTTATATCGGTCATGTTTATTCCCCAGGTTGTACATGTTCACAAGACCAAGGACACTCACGCTATCAACTATACTTTCCTTGGAATAAATGTCGTAGCGAGTATTTTGGGTTTGGTGTACTCTATACATTTCAATGTAGTTCCCATGATCGTCGCGAATACATCTGCTGGTCTTTTTTCGGTCTCTTTGGCTGGTATGAAGTTTGTAAATGGACTTAAAGAGGAAACACCTGAATATGATATATCCACTCCCGACGTGTAATCGGTCGAGTGCCCACCGCTCCTATGGTGTAGTTGGTTAGCACTGTGGTCTTTGAAACCACCAACAGAAGTTCGAATCTTCTTGGGAGCTGTTTGGGTGGAGGGAAGGGTCGGTGTCCCACGTAAAGGGCAAACCCAAATGGAATGGGGGCATCGGCATTGCACCAACCTAACCTGAAACCCTAACTAGTGAATAAACGTTGATGGAGCCGACGGGGTGAGGAACCTTAACCGGACTCACCTCGGGGAGCCCTCTCTGTCGCGTTGTATTCATAGTGCCGTATATTAATAGCACCCCTTTCTTAGCTCAGTTGGTAGAGCAGTGGACTGTAGTTCCATGGGTCACCTGTTCGAATCAGGTAGAAAGGAACAGTCTTCCATAGCTCAGTTGGTAGAGCGTGCGACTGTTAATCGCAAGGTCATCGGTTCGACCCCGGTTGGAAGAGTTTTTAGATAGTTGTCCACTATGTAAAATCTCTCAGTTTAGTATATGACATATGTTCCGAAGAAGATGAACCCAGCATGGCGCTGGATGCGTTCAAACATCGTGAACCTTTCCTTCACCGCCAATAAAGTCGTAGTCATCCATGATTGGCGACTGGCTGCGTTAAATATATTCTTCAGTGTGGTTATTGTGGGGTGGGTTATATTTTCGTTATTTTTGGGTAAGACCTACATCGTCACCGAGGTACCAACGGGGGTCGCGAGTGCGTGGGGTCTCGCTTCGACCGACTATACTTCTACACAGACGGCTATATACAATGGTGGTGCGTCATTTTGTGACAGTCTCACCGACTACAAGTTCAAATATTCGGATGATTGGATCTACGATACCCCGGTGTGTGCATACTATGCGGGTTCTGAACTTATTTCAAAGTTGCCATCGGGAAATGTTATGTTTTTCACTACACACATTCATGAAACAATCAAACAGAGGTATGTAAAACCTGGTGGTGGTTGCTTAGCGGATCCAAATGGTCTTGGTGCAGCCACAGAAGTGATGGGGAGATGTGAGCACTCCAAGTCTACAAACTTGTTGGCTCCCGGTATAGAGGATAGTTACTTCGCATTCAATCACTATTTCGATTCCGTTGTACAATCTGGATCAAAACCAATTACCTACGTAAGGGTGGAGGGTTCCGACGAAAATATATACATCTTTGAAAAGGGGGAAGCTATTCGTTTAAAAGTTTCTGAATGGTTGGACATTGCTGGAATTAAACTCGATAAACCCTTCAATGAACAAACGAGTGGATTGGATATTACAGGTTTTGAGGGTGCTGGTGAAGATTCAGAAAAATACCCCTATGTTCGAACAAGTGGAATACGTTTGAACATCGAGGTCAGGTATCATAACTTTCATTTGGACAAGGAATTTCAAGTGAAAATTGGTAATGAAAATGTATACGCTGTCATAACGGTATCCCCCAAGATTGGGTGGTTTTCTAAGGGTGATGAAATCTTATACAGTCAAGATCCTGCCACCACATTTGACATCGACAACCCAATTACTTTGACTACTGGTCAACCAAATGGCATCTACTACGATTTTTACAGGTATGGTATACTTTTTGATATACAGCAAACGGGTTTAGTTGGAGAAGTTGACTACGTGTTTATTCTCATTCAATTGACTTCGGGTGTTGTTATGTTGGGGGTTGCGACCACATTGGTGAGCTTCATCGCCAAATTTGCTTTGGGTAACAAATCTGAAATCTATCGGGGTGTGATACAGGAAGAATACGAAGTTGGGAGGGAAGCTGCTCG